ATTCTTAATCTTCAGCAATCGTACATCATACTCGACAAACGAAAACGCTCTGGAGTTGGACTATGCAACTAACTGGCCTAAAAGGGCTTGGGACTATGCCACTAAAACGAAAAATGTTGAGCCCCTAGAATATGACACCAGAATCCTTTGTGGCAGACAACAAGACCGGGAAGCATTTGACAGACAAATTGGTCCTAATCCAAGAAACCGGAACATTCGCAAAGCTAAGAGAGATCCAGCAGAGTTAAACACTTTAAACAGGAGGATTCAACGAAACAGGAGAAGGCTGCTCAACACTTAAAGGAAGGCCAAAGAAAAAGAGGTTACCGAGGAAGTGAAGATAGATAATTCAGCTCCCACTAAAGACATTTACTTCCACACAAAGTTTTAACGAAATGAAGACGACATCATCAACACAGAGGAACTGCCTGGAGTGATGCAAAGCAATATCGACAGAAATCCATCAGCTCCAGTAGACAAAGTAGCTGCAGCAACAGTCAGGCAAATGACCCAAGAGTACACCAAAAGGAAGAATAAAGACAGGATGCCTGCTGACATAACTACTATCGATTCATCAGAGTACTACAGAGAGAAAAGAGTTAATGTGAACAACATACGCCTGAACCCACTAATTATTCCACGAGAGCATGCCCAACATGATGTGGAGACTTGTGAGGTAGTGGCCGGGTATTGCAGAAGATATCTAGACGACGGGCCCAAGATCGAGACGAGACACGGAGTGATGAGAGCACAAGAGTACATGAAAACTAGGCGGACTACTTTAGCTGGCAGCAATGTTTACTGTAATGGACATGAGACTAAAGAGTTTGAATGGAGCAGCAAATCCATCAACAACCGAGCTTACGCCTTCTTCAACCGACAGATTGGCTCACTTCAGATGTACGACGATAACTGCAAAGATGAGTATTTGGATTTCATAACACCATTTATGAGGGAGAGAGCTACTAGGTTCAATGAGCTCTACGATCATGAGCAAGACCTACTCGAGTATCCAGACAGATAAGACAACTGGCCAAAGCACAAGAAAGATCTTTACCGGAAAAACATCTTGAAAGCATTCCACGATCCGGACTACAATGACTACAATGGGAGTTTTATCATGCAAGCGAAATCAGGAGAAGTATATCACACTTATGGGCCCCTAGAGACAGACGCGGACGGTTACACCACTGGCTAAGACAGCAGGCCCAGGAACATCTGTGCACCGACTGAAGAAGGATACGGACTCTTACAAGCTGTTCAGAGCACTCTATGGTCAACTTTGAAGAAGGTCTTCCCTGAGTTCATTCATTCCTATACCAAAGATGAGTTTAAAGACCACCTCGCCAGGAGAATCGACAATAACATGGTCAACATTTCATGGGATGGCAGTTCATGGGACTCTTCACAATTTCCTCAACTTCAACTCACCGAAACGATCTTCTTGAGGGAAATTTCACCCAGTATTCGAAAGCTCATCGACTTCAAC